GTGATTCTGTTTCTACAGCAACAACTAGAGGACTAGACCTAACGATTCCAGGAATTGGTACGGTTTCCTCAGAACTTTTAACGGAGGTACAAGCCTTGGCAATTTTAGATGTATGGAATACGGCATTAAATACTCTGGGGATTAGCACCCTTACTACAACAGAAGGAAGTAATCCCCAGCAAACATTACTTTCAAACATATTCCCTTTATTCAGACAACAATTCTTAGCGGACCATATGTGGAATGGGGCAAAGAAGACTGCCTGTCTTACTGCTTTCAGTACAGATGCTACTGAGAATTGTGTTCTGGATCGTTGGGATAAGGCATTTCAATTACCTAGTGATGTATTGAGAGTTTGGCGATTAAATGGATTAGAGAATAGGCCAGACCACATTGGTGGCAATCCTAATATCTATACAAATCTATGGGAAATCGAGATCCTTAGTATTTCTTCAGTTAATCATAGAACCTTGCTTACAAATCAAAGTTCTGCAACTATAGAATATGCGTTTGACGTAGGTAGTAATCTTGACTTGCTGGGACCGTTAACTCAACATGCTATGGGGATTTCTTTAGCAGTCTATGTAGCAACGAATTTCGGGAAATCTACAAGTGAGATAGCACAACTTGAAGGTATGGCTAAAGATGCTATTTTGGCGGCAAAGGGCGTAGACGGTCAGGAGGGTACGCCGCAGATGTTTGGTAATACCAGCCTCTTGGGCGTTAGATCTTTAGGATACTAATGGTTTATATAGCACAACAATCCTTTGGTTTCGGAGAAATCGACCCTAATCTCAGGGCACAGTATGAGTCTCAGCAGTACCAGAGGGGCTGTAGGACGCTCTCTAATGCTCTATTGTCTGATACTGGGTCTGCTGAGAAGCGGTGGGGTTCAATCTTTGATACAGCGTCTCCTGGGGCGATAGCAGATAAAGCCTTTGAATTCATTAATGGATACGGTGATACGTTTCTTGTGCTAGGAGATGTTACTAAATATACCATTACTCAAAATGGTACTGTTTTATATACTTCTCCAGAAGTTCCTGAAGGTATTGAATTAAAAGACGCAGCAAGTACTGGCAATGAATTAATCTTACTTACTAGAGATGGATTGTATATCCATACATTTAGCAAGGAATTAGATAACTCATACGGAATTACTAGAAGGAAACTTGATCGTATTAATGCTGACTTGATAACTAGCACTCCTCCAGTTTCTATAACTATTGAATCTGGAGAAGTTGTAAATAGGCAGTACAAGTTTATTTCAAATGCTCCATTTTGGAATAAACGAGATGATCAAGATTACAATTTGGTACCAATGTCATCAACTACTACCGTTCCAGATGAGTGGAAAGATATACCAACCCTCTTTACTGATTCAATTTGGAAAATAAGACAACCGAATTATACTGGCACAGAAGATGACACAAAGAATATTCCGTTTTTTAGTTATATTCCAAATGTTATTAGTGAGACAAGAGTGGATGTCTTTGAGGAATATGGAAAATTAGGATACATAGATGGAGGGGCCTTACCAAGTAGTACTGAATTAAATACTACCGGTCTGACATTGAGTTCTCCTTCTCTGCCTGTTTTTGCAAAGATAAATTTTAATGGGGCAGATACTTTATCTTTCTCTCCAACTATAAATGATGGTGATATAGTTAGATTGTATGATGCTGGGACTAATGTAATAGAATTAAAAACTGAAGCCGGGGCGACAGTTACAATTAGTGGAACACAAGATACAAGATATACCTTTGAATTTAGAGGATACTCGAATCAAGATCCAGATGATGGTGCCTGGTATGATTTAGGTAGAGAACATTTTAGTGATCTTAGTTTATTCCAGACTCAAGTACAAAGAGATGATCTTGTATATGACAGCCCATCGAGTGATTGGGTTGGTCCCTATAAAAACTGGACACAGGTAGGCAAGGCTTTAAAGACAAGTGCTAGTACTGTTACAGGCATGATCGAAGATGCAACTTGGAATGCAGTTGCCTTGGGAGAAGTGGTTACTCTTGATTCTGGCGTTAGTGCTGATTGGGAGTCCGATCATACAAAAGGATTAGATCTAGGGCAGGTTGGAAGATTCAAACATTACAGAGATGGAATACTTTATAGAACTACATGGTTTTATGTTGTAGATAAATATTTAAGTAATGGAACTACTTCTGGTTCTGGAAGTAACCCCGTTTATATTTGTCCTGTAATGGGTAATCCTTTAGTGGGCGCATCATCACCTACTGATAATGATTGTACATATGAAAACGTATTGATTATGGAGTTGGCTTCTAGTGAAGCACAACCCACAATAGTAACAGATGCAAAACTGTTTTCAGATGGAAGGTCAGCATCTAAAGAAGGATGGCTACCAGAGCTTTTAGTTCGTAGTGGGTCGGACGATGTTCAACGTGTAGGAATGGTTGGTTGTCCTGGTGTTTCTACAGATATTACAAGTTACAAACCAACTTTTGTCCCTGGTGCCCTTGTTACTGCTACAACTTCTTTTACCAATACCGTTAGACATACAAGGGTTGTTGGAGATACTAATCCTATAGAGGATTCTACGGTGTTCCGTGTTGGTGCAGATGAAATAAGTGGTGAAAATAATATCACTTCTTCTTCAACTGCTAGTCCTGGACCTTCTGCTTATTGGAAATTGACTGGTCAGGCAATAGATCCAATTGCTCCAGAAGGTGAAACTCCCAATGTTATAGTTATCCCTGAAAGAGTTACAGTCCACCAGGAGAGAGTTGTTATTGCTGGATTGAATTCTGATATTGCTGGTAGTAGTCTTAGGTTCTTACCATCTGCTCAGAATTTAGGTCTTACTGTATTCATGAGCAAGACTGGATCTACTACCAACTTTGATCCAGGCGATGCTTCATCTGACGATGGCATCTCCTTCCAGATCTCTTCAAAGAAGGGTGGCATGATCCGATGGGTAAAAAGTCAATTCAATACACTCTTTCTTGGTTCAGAAGAAGAAGAATTTGTAATAACTGACACTCCAATTACACCAACTTCTATAAATATATCTATTCAATCTGAATATGGTGGAAGAGCTGGTGCTAATTCCGTTTCATTTGGTAGTATGATCGTATATGTGCAAGCAGATGGCAAAACAGTACGAGGGATGAACTTCTCAGAGCGTGGGAATAGATTTGAGAGTAGAGATCTACTTCAATTCGCCAGACATTTAACAAAAAATGATACAATAAAGAGAGTTGAAGTAATTGGTACTTCCACACAGAGACTTTTTGCTCTTACTACTGCTGGGAAACTCTATTGTTTAACTATAAATGAAGGTAATGCAGTATTTGGGTGGAATGAGTGGAGCAATCCAGAATATACAGCCATTAAAGACATTGTTGCAACCTCAGATTCTTCTGGTAATCCAGCATTATGGGTAAAAACTTCTGCATCGAACGCTGTCTTGATTACTTCTGATGATACTAGAGATAATTACCATGTAGATGGTGCTGTTGATGGTACTTCTATTACTACGAGTGGTTGTACTGTTCCTGTTTCCTTTGATACTAAATCAGTTTCAGTGATATTAACTCTCGACAGTGGTGACGAAGTTTATATTGGCGATATTACTGTTTCTGGTACAAGCGTGGCCTTTGGGCATACCTTTGAAGATGCTCCAACGAAGGTGGTTGTTGGTTATCCTTATGCTATGACGTTGGCTCCTAATATTCCTGAACTTATGGTTCCTGGTAAGGGATCTACGCTTGGTAGGAATAAAAATATAAGTAGGTTAAGGATTCTTTTTAATCAGGCTAGGGGTGCCAAGGCAGCAGGTTACGATATATTGGCTGTCCCTGATATACCTACATACGCAGTAATCCCAGAGGCTTCTGGTTTCTATTCTGTTCCCGTTGTTGGTGAATTCGGATCCCAACCTACAATAAACATAACTCAAAGCGCACCGTATGGTTTTGAAGTTAGCGGCTATAACGCCGAATATGATTTTGGAGATTAACATGGTGTTAGCAGAAACAGCGTTTGCATTACAAACAATAGGTAGCATCATTGGCGGCTATGGTAAAAAGAAAGCAGCCAAGAGAGCTTACAGGGCAGCCAAAAAGAATATCAGACAGCGTTCTGGTGCGCTCCAGGAGGATCTCCTTTTGGAAACACAGACATTAATAGGTGACATTCTTGGTAATGTTGGTGCAACTGGAATGAGGATGGGTAGCAGTTCGGTAGGTTCTGTTACCGAAAACGAACAAGACAAATACGGAATGAGAAGAGAACGAATATTGCAGTGGGAAGACTCAGCAATCAAAGAAGCAAGACAGTCAAGGAGGACTTCTATCAAAGAAGCGGATCTTGGTATGGTTTTGAATGTTGGGGAGGCTGCTCTTGGTTATGGAACAGCACCTGCAAAGTATAAGGGATTTGGTAGCAACCCAACAGCGTATGATCCCACTACAAGTTTCACCTATCAAAGCGGAATCTCCAAAAAGTCTCCGTATGAGTTAAGGTAATAATTACAAATGGCAAAGATAAAACTACCTAGATCTGGTTCTGCAATTGGATATATCCAAGACTCACCAGAGAGTCCCACTCCTGATAGTTCTGAATATGTAGGTCTTGCTCTTCGTGGCTTAGGCACTGCTCTTAAAGAGTATGCTAAATTTGAAGAGAAAGAGAATGAACGTCAAGATATGGAAACTCTGTCCAGGTTAAACCTACCGGGGCAAATAGAAGGCATACTTGATAACTACTTTAATTCAATGGTAACTCTTGAAGATGGGTCTGTAGATTACAATGCTTCAATGGAGAAATCAGATACTATACGTTCCAGTTGGGATACCATTGTTCCTATTGCTGCAAATGAAATTCAACAATTAATTAATGGTTTGCCAGTAAATGATAAACTTAAATCTTCCCTACTCTCAGTTTCCATGGGTCAGATGGATGAATATGTTACAGATAAGTCTAACAAAATTGCTGTAGAAAGAATAGAAAGAGATAACTACTTCTATAAAGAGCTTCTTCAAATGATCGAGGACGGCCTCCAGCAGGTATCTGCTGGCGAAGGTTCGAATTTAATAAAACAAGCAGTCTTTGTAGGAGATAGGGCATCTGAAGAATTAAATGATCCAGAACTAATATCAAAAGCACGGTCTAGGACTAACGAGGCAAGAAGGCTTTGGGTTTCTTCCTATCCGAGAAGCACTGAAGGTCAACTAGAACTTTCTTTAGATATTGTTAGTGGAGTTATGGGGGAGTCAACACCCGCCTTAAGGAATACACTTGATGTAGTTGTCGGGAATCTATCTGGTACCTCTTCGGCAGGGGGTTCCACTGCTAAATCCTCAAGCGAATCCATTATTAACTCAATGCAAGCTACTACCCCAGAACAATTTGAAATGCTTGAAGAATTAAAACTTTTAGCACCAGAAGATTTAAAACCTCACATACAGTTTGCTTATGACAAAAGAACTGCTGATAATAAAATGAGTAGTACTGCTGCTGAAGCAATATCAGCTCAGGATGCTATAACCGAAGAAGATTTCCATCGAGAATTAGAAGCATTATCGGATAAAGATATAGGTAAAGCAGGTATTGATCAGATAGATAAGTCTCTTTTTGCTTCAGGTTCTTATAATAATATTAAAGGAGAGGGTATTTGGAGATGGTTCTCAACTTACAGTACATTAAACAATAGTATTGAAGTACCTCCTAGGTTTGGGAAGATACTTTCTAACTACTTGAAGACGAATACCCATGAGGGCCAAGAGTGGAATCATTTTGCGAAAGTTGCAGAACTTTATATCCAGAACAATCTAGAAGTAGAGGGTATAAGTAAAGAGTATAAAACAAAACTAAAGAACTTCCTTACTGAATTTAATCTTGGAACTAGGAATCCAACGGCGGCTTTAATAAATGCTTCTAGTGAAGAAGTGGTAAACCCTGCTGAGTTTTCTACAACTGCTGAGGTAGAGATTGATGGCTCTGGTTATTTTACTGATACAGCCGAGTATTCGAGTCAAGTTAAGGCAATGGTAAATGGTTGGGGTCCAGAACAATGGACTGAATTGCTACCCAGTGCTTCTTGGTGGTCCGAAGGATCAAGGAAGACTGGGGCGGCAAAAGATCGAGCAATGCGTTGGGCACTACCACTCACCGAATCGAAAAGTTTCAAAGAACCTAGCGAAGAAGATAAACAAACAATAGCGAATGCACTATCAAAGCAATTTGGATATTTAGCCAAGAGCTTAACATTGAAAGATAAGACTGTAACCGACCAGGAAGCATTTGGTATGGTTTACAATCCAGCTATTAATAATCTAAAGGCATCTATGGTTGTAGATGACAGAGGAGATAAAGTAAAGATATGGTTAATACGTCCACAAGACTTAACCATTAAGAATTCCAAGAATGAATCTATTAAATTAAATCCTAATGTACCTGATCTTATAAGAGATGTTCTTACTGATGTTGAACTTCCTGATACTCAAAAGGCTACACCATTGAGATGGATTAACAAGCTGGCTGCAAATGGTAAACTTATCCCAATGAGTGGTGGCACTTATCAAATAGGAATAATGGAGAATGATGTACTTAAGGTTGCTAGAGATAGATCAGGCAACCCGATTTATTTCAATTTCAATCAGGCTATTGTATATAAAATCCATTCAGATGAAGTGGCCGATGCAGATGAAGTAATGAGGATTGCTACAGCACGACCCGAGAACCTTTCTAATGGAGATATACTAGAGGCTGGTAAGTACCATATTGGGGATATCCTTGCTACAGATAATACAGGATACTATGCGGGTCTTCCTGTACCTCAACAGATCCAGGTTATTGAAGATTTCCTTATCTCTGGAACAGGAGATCCTAATCCTCTTAGCGAAGAATCGTTATCTAGCATCACTGAACTAAAAGGATTCAATGACCTTCCTGATGAAGATAGACTTGTGGTTCTTAAACAACTTGTTGCAAATTATCAAGACAAAGTAAGTCAGCCTTCGTTTATTGGGAACCCTGTTACTAGACCATATTTCGAAAAAGAAGTTAGGAATATAGCAGAAGAAAACAAGGCTCGAATAGAATCACAACGATCAATTGTTGGAAATACAGTATGGTCTGACAATGAAAGACCAGTTTCTATATGGAGTGAAAAAGATGTAGCAATTGCTTACAATCGTGCAAGAGAAAAATTCCTTGACGAAAGAGTTAATAAAGTCGGCGAAGGTAGAGAACGTAAACCTTCAACTTCTTTCGATAGAGGAGCACTGTTAAAAGAGATAAGAGAAGGAACAACAAAGTTCAAGACTGAAGATCTTTATTATGGATCTTTTACTACAGATAGTATTATCAAGAGAGTGGTTTCTTCTGTAGAAATGGGTATAGAAATTCCTGTTTCTACACAGGGAAATGATCATAAAGTAATAGAGGAAGTCTTAAGTATCATCGAAGAAAGAAAAAACCGACCCGAGCTGAATGGTACTATGTCTCCAGTGGGAGATAAGAAGAATCCTAACAGGCACTACTTCGAATTGGTTGGGGGCACTAAACAACTCCCCGCATTTTTTAGCAATGATGCAATTGCTGATAGAATAAAAGAACCAATTGATTTTAATGAGGCTGAAGGACCATGGTTTAATCTCAGAGAGCTCTATAGGCAGAATGATTTCAAGCCTATACCGAAATCAAAACTAATTAAAAGTATTTACGCTTTCAGTGATGAGTACTCTTCTACTCCTATTGAATTATTTGATTTGGTGAGAGCTGCAAGTATGGATCTATTCCATGAAGATGATGAGTATCTTGTCTTTGCAATGTCAGATAGCAGGTTCTCTAAGTTCCTTTGGTCTTTAGTTGGTAAGAAGGGGTCGGGTAATGATTGATCTTTCTTCTGGTACGGTTAAAGCCCTTCGACACATGACTCCGGGTGAGAGAATTGCCTTTATGGATTCTCCAATACCCGGTGCTCCTGTAGATCCCAAGGGTTCTAATTGGTTTACTCGTATTGGGACAATGGCATGGAACTTTAATACTTTAAGGTTGGCTAATGGTTCTTTATTTGGTGAAGACCCAAATGCATGGGGGTATATAGAAGCAGGTTACACTCCTTCAGCGGATAACTATGTACTTGAAAATGAATGGATAAAAGATTTCTATCCTCAATCTTGGGACAGTATTCAAGAATCTACCAGTACTCTTTCATCTGCTCGTAAGATTAACCGAATCATAGAGAATCATTCCGTAAACATGACTCTCCAAGAGGGTGGCCTGGTCGGAAATATATTCGCTGCTATACCTGCTGCCTTGTTTGATCCTGTAAACTTTATTCCTTTTGCTGGCCCTCTCTTCAAGGCTGGTGGAATGACAAGAGCAACTGCGAAATTAGTTAAGACAAGAATGGCGTTGAACTCCTTGGAGAATCTAGTTCTTACTGGAGTAGTAGAACCTCTTATGAGGGACCACGATTTAACTAGGACATCCGCCCACACTACAGCGGACATGATTGGTTCAATGCTGCTAGGTGGGATAATGCCGGGTGTGGGTGCTGTGATAAAGAAGGGGGTGAATAAGGCAAAGATTGGTACAACAAAGAAGATACTTGGTGGGAAGACTCCAGAGGATTTTGTAGAACTTCATGCAGATGCATTAAGTAAAAGCATGAATAGACAGATAGCGGAAGATCCTGAAGCCGCAGCAGTCTTTGATCGTATAAAGAATCCTAAGTTAATTCCAATGCCTAGTGATTTCACTAAGGAGAGTACTTACTTAGGTAGAGCAATGGAAGAAGTCAAAGAGGGTTCTTCTGTAATCCTTGGCATAGCAAAAGATAACAAATTTGGTAAGTACCTAGCCAACTGGCTTGTTCTTAATCCCACTCAAAGAATACTTACACACCCTAATGACAATGTGAAATCAATCGGGGTAATGTTATTAAGAAACAATCTGGTTCGAGAGATAGGATTGGGTGACTCTGCTGTTGAGGAAGTACTAGCGGTTGTTCAACAAAGATTAACTATGAGTAACAAAGTATTAGTAGATATGAAAAAGAAATATAACAGTAAAGAAGTTGAAACAACTCTAGAGAAGAAGCTGCCTGACGATGATTTGTATAGATTAGTTGGTGATTTATATATCACTGGCAAGCGCACCATTGCTGAAGTTGATGATACATTTAGGGTCTCTCCTTCAGAGGAATCTCATGGGTTTGAATATCAAGATCCCTTCCTTGCTATAAGGAATGATCCCGAAACTGTAAAAACAATTGAGGCTATGACAGCAGAGAGTAGGCTGACAGGGAAAATTATTAAGGAAGCCCTGGACGATGCTGGATTCACTACAAAGCAATCAGATCTACTTCATATTGTTAAGAAGACCATAGACCAAACAGCACACCTACCTCGCTTTGTGAACCACGAGAGGGCTGATCTTGCTGTTGCTACAGACGGTACGAGTCTGGTTATAAAGGGTTTAGAGGACGGACTTGAGCATGGTAAGCAAGCTAACTTGGATTTGTTTGGTGCGATAGTTCGTGAGCAAGATGAGGCTATTGCTCTTGCAGAAAGAAAATTAAAAGGTACTACCAGTCGGAGTGTAAAAAGAGAAGCAGAATGGGAGATGGCAGTTGCAAAAGAAAGGCGTGATGCTGCATATGATATGCTAGAAGACTTCTCAAAAACAGGTGACGACTGGGAAAAAGCAAGACTTACTACAGCACAACGACTTGATCACCAGTACAGGAGAATAGATAGCCAAGCGCATGGTGGAGCAGTACATACCAGTAGCGCAAAAGAATTAATGTCTCGTAAGGTATTCATAGATGATAGGTTCCTTGCTCCTCTAATGGAGAAGAACATAATTGTAATACGCAAGCAGATGCAAACGCATTTGATTCCGCAAATTGTAATGGCAACAAAGCAGATTGATAACTTTGAGAAGTTTAATCTTACACTGAGATTGAAAAATGCTGCTGCTCATATTGAGAAATTGAAAAAGAAATTAGAAAATGCCGACGGAGAAAATAAAGAATGGAATGATTTGAAACTCTGGGGAAAGGCAAAAGATAGAGCTATAGATCTTGCTGATGAATCAGATGTAACAACACAGCTAAGGCTCATTGATACAAACAGAACAGAAGGCGATACCGGACACCAAATAAAAAGACCAATAACACAGGCGGAAAAGGATGCAGGTCGTTCTGAAATATTTGAAACAATTGAAGATATAAATGATTGGATTCATGAGACGGTAAGCTCTCGTGAACGGATCCGATCTGAACAAGATGAAGCACTCGGCGATTTCCAAATGTCTACATGGGATATTCATCATTTAGATGAAGCGGGAATGTGGATAGAAGGTACACGATTTCTGTCATTGTCCTATCAACGCAATGCTATTTTATACGGTGATATATATGGAGTGCCATCGAGGGAACTCAATTACGATACAGTATTAAAGGGTCAGGACTTCACCCCAGTAAGTGCCAAGGGTGAACGCATTATATATAAACCAAGAGGGGCAACCGCAACACCTACTAAACCAAAAGCAAGTTTACCAATGACATTTGTTTATGGACGGGGAGGTGCGCTACCTGCTGGTAAGAATGTTAAATCTAAAAATACATTTGATGCAATCTTGGCTGGGGAAAGAACAGCAACAAGCAGAAATCCAGGACAATTAGAAAATATAAACATTGGTGATATGATAACCTTTACAAATGGGAAGGGGGGGGAAGTAAATGTTATTGTCACTGGGAAAAGAAAAGCAAACACGATAACCCCTACTGAATGGGCGAGACTAGAAGGTTATGATACAAAATCAGCGAAAGATAACTGGACTGCCGGAAAAAGATTTAGTCAATATGAACAGATAACATATAAGAAAGCTGAACCTGGAAAAGAATCCTATGCCCTCTCAGAGTTCTCAAAGAAGCAAGCTAGTAAGATTGATTGGGAATACCGAATAAACAAAAAAGGTAAACTCTATGTTCATATACTGAGTGGTGCTACTGGTAAGGGATCAATAAAGAAAGTCAAGACAGCAAAGAATTCTGAAGGGGAAGTAATCAAGTTCGAAGAAGAAACTGGCAGAGAGGGAACCTACTTACAAATCAAAGATAAATTCCTCTGGATTAATCCTGTAGAAATAAAAGAGAAATCATTACTAGCAATAAATAAAGAAAGAGTGGCAGGAACCCGCTCGGATATGGTTGTATCTACCGAAGGTGGGAAGACAGAAATAAAATCATTTGATTGGGATAGAACTAAGTTAACACCACAAGCAATTAAAGAATTAAATAAATTACATGATGCAATTAAACAGACTAACGTTCCTCCAATAGTCCCCGGCAAGGGGGAGATGGTCATGTTCAAAGAAAGAATTAAAGAACATGAAGCTAGACGGGAGGCTCTGGCAAAGAAAAGACTTGGAGAATTAAATGAATTGATTGTAAAAGAAATAGACGACATGAAAGAATTGATGAGAGGGAGAGGTACAGATCCCTCTATTGAAAATCAGAGCCGAGCTAGAGAGATGAACGACAAAACACTGAAGGCTTATAAAAAGTTCAAAGATAAAGAGGCTACATTCTCCAAGCTAACAGACAACCTAAATGGAATTGCCAAAGATATAACTATAAAGACTCACAAGTATAGTGGGTGGGAACATCTTGCTAAGGATCATATAGATAATATGAAGGAGGGTGATTCACCTTCTAACTTTATTGGTTTCAGTTCTACAAATAGTTTATTTGAAAGAAGAAGACTCAAGTACAATCCTTATCGCCGATTGATTATTGGGGCAGATAGGATAGATAGAGTAGTTGAACGTAAGAATTATATGAGTGAGTATGAATATGCCATGCTCAGAATTGAAAGATCAAGAAAGAATGCTGCCTACTTTGCTACTGATCCTGCTCAAGTGATATCGGAAGCTAAAAGAAATCTTGAAGATCCAAATCAAGTGGGTAGCAAAAAAGAATTCGAAGAAGTAAAGAAGGATATCACATACATTTACAACCAATTGCTCAACAGGAACGTATGGGCAGGTGATCAGCATGGAGTCCAGACTGCTATTAGCATTCTAAAGAACTTGAACTTCATGCGTTACATGGGCATGGTGACGATTGCCTCGTTGTCTGATCTTGGTAATGCTATTGGTACACTTGGTATGGCTCGGTATGTCAGGACTATGTGGACGTACCTGGGTACACCCGACAGGAAGAACCTAAGTCATTTCTCTAGGCTTAATGATGCTTTTGAGGTTGCTTCTTTGGAGAATCGTGCGAACAAATACGGTGGCTTGGATTTCGAACAGGATGTTTATGATCCAATCACTCAACAAAGAGTTGATACAAGTCCTCAAGGCAAACTTAAAACGATAGACAGATGGACAAACTCAGATAGCAAACTAATGGGTGCGTTTAATATCGGGCATATGTTGAACAAGTGGAATGGATTCCAAAAGAGAATCGTAACTCTGGGTGTTGAAGATATGGTTGCTGAATTGGGCATTGCCAGATGGAATGGTGGGGGCAAACCAAGGGAAATCAGCGAGCGGGACCGTGGCATTGCTCAGTCAATGGGCTTCGGTGAGAGTGACCTGATTCGTATTGGTCAAATGCATGAGCGTTTTGGTGGCAAGAAGGATTCAATATTTGGTAGAGAGTTTTACTTAGCACAATCAGAAAGATGGACTGATGATTTGTTTGCTTTTAATTATCAGGCTCGCATAAAGGGTACAGTAGATTCAATTATTGTGACTCCTGGTGCTGGTAGTAATCCTAAATGGACATCTAATCCTTATCTTAATCACTTCTGGCAGTTTAAATCTTTCCTATCTGCTTCATTTGATATGACATTTCTTCCGTTTGTTCAACGTGGAGTGCTGTATAAAGATCCCAATCAAGCCATGCAAGTTCTTATGACTGCATTACTGGGATCTATGTCTTATGCAATCTATGAAACTATGAAAGGTATCAATCCTTTTGAAAACAAAAAGGTTACTGATGACGACGGCAATGTTGATGAAGTCCATTGGTCAAGAGTAATGTTAACGCAGGGTATGGATAGAGCAGGAATGTTTGCATTACTATTTGAAGCACAGAATACCTTTGAAAGAATATTTGGTTTCGGTTTCCATAGTTTGCTTGCTGGAAATTTAGATACTAAATATAAGGCTAGGTCTGCTGTTGACTTGGTTGGTGGCCCTACAGTTGGTGGTGTCTTCAGTGCTATTGAATCATTAAGAACATTAAAGCATCCTTTAGAACCTACAGTCGGGGAGCTCAGTGCTTTAAGAAGAATGATTCCAGCACAGAATCTTATCTGGACAAAACTCCTTTTCGATGTTGCACCTAGTTGGATAGATACAACTCTAATGGGAGAAGGAAATTACTTTGCCAAAGGAGAATCTCCTTCTGGTTTCAAAACTATCCAACAAAGAATGGCTGGAGAATAATGGACTTGCCTATTTTCGAAACCGGGTTAGCATCCACGGCGTTAGTATTACTGATTCTCAGGGAAGTATTTTCTTTCGTGAGAGATAGAAAGGTAGATAGTAACGGCGTGAAGTACACCGACATCAAACGCTGGACAGAGGTCGAGAAAAGTTTAATAAGTTTATCAGAATCTATTAAAAAACTTACCCATACAATAAATCAAAACACACAAACCATGACAAACGTACTGCATAAAATACAGTATGATGTCACAGAAACGAGGCAGCAGATAAAGGATGCTGTCCAAGATTGTAGGAAAAAATGAGAATTGTTTTCATTGCAGTGTTGGTTGTTACTCTTTCAGGTTGTGCATTCTGGGATGGATTTACAAGGGGGTTATCTGGAGGAGAGTCATCAGCAACAGTTACAGTTGAGTCTGTTGGTGAGGTTGCTGGTTATGCTGTTGTTGATAGTGTAGATTTCTTTCCTTCACCTTGGAAGGAGATCTTGATTGCTTTGATCTCTGGTGTTACAGGATGGTCCGCTGCTACTAGAAAAGGAAAAGAAGAATGAGTTTTATTCAAGATATTTTTGCTAGTCGTAAGGCACAGGGGCTCTTGCTCCTTGTCTTTGTAGTTCTTCTTGGTGATCGGGTCGGGTTGACAGGCGATCAGGTTACGCTTACCGCAGAGGGTCTCATGGCCTACATTCTAGGTCGTGCTATCCATGATAATGGTCTAAGTAATAAGTAATTAAATAAATTCAATAGGGTTATCAACTGGGAAGGGATCTTCTTCATTGTGATATCCAAGAAGATCCCTTACCCAATTGACCATTTCTCCACTGTCTATCTGAGATCGAACTACCCTTACAACTTTCCAGCCTAGCACTAGAGCTGTGTTGTATTTCTCACAGTCCTTTGTGTACCCTGTGCCAGAGGTGTGTCCTCCGACACTGCCTTTCCAGATACCACCTTCTATTTCCAAGGCTATCTTTTCTTCTACAAAAGCAAAATCGAATCTCCACCTACGTTCGCAAAATCTATACTCTTCTTCATACTGTTTCAGCCCCGCTTTTTTTAGCGCAGTTGCAGCCTTTAGTTCTAATTTGCTTCTCTTGTAGGAGGATGACTTCTTGGTCGGTAACGATTTTCCATTGTCCGTCGCCATGGTAAACATCCAGTTCCATTTCTCCACGAAATGCTTGGAAGTATTGTCCGGGCTTTAGGGTAAATTGCTTTCTGGATCCTTGCATTTTAGTCTTTACTTTTTTCTTTTGTTGCTTCAAGAAGGTGTCGGCTCGCTGCTTCGTAGTAGTCATAGCCTTCGTCTGCTGGGAATTTTAAGTATTCTTCCAGGGTATGAGGCTCAGGCATTGTCGATTTCCAGCTATCTTCTTGTAAATTAAAGATATCTAATGTTTGATTCCAGAATTCTTCAACCTGATCAATCGTGAAGGATTCTGCTTTTATTCTTCGGATCAATAGAGACTGGCGAAGGTTCGAAATCTTGTTCCATTTAGGCACAACAAGAATATTGGCAAGTTTATTGGCGTACTCTTTATGTTTATCCCAGACTGAACTTAGCTCTTTGCTGATTGTATTCGCTTCAATGGTTGGTTTGGTGGCCTCCAGGGAGCTCATCAGTCCTTCTTTACCCAGTGGCTTAGAAGGTGTGTTAAAGCCAAACTCTGCATTGTCACTGCTCTGGATAATCTCCTTGGTCTCAGTGGACATTGGAGCTCTCTTCAACGCTCTACGAATCACTACCTTCTTAGCCATTTCTCCCCAGTGGTCACGCCATGCTGGTGAGTTGGCTGAACGGCTCCCACGCCTGATCTGATCGATCTCAGAGACAGACATGAGCTCGGAGTAGGACGTACCAGTCGGGAGGACTATAAGGGCATACACGCCCACTACAGGGCCACGCTCTTCTTCAGTACCAAAGGGATCATACTCATGTTTAAAGTCTTCATGAGTAGCCTTATAGGAATCAAGCTCCCGGACGATACCAGTATGTAGTGCTTTCATACCTGATCTGTAGGCCAGATCTATGTATCCCTGATACCCGACAGATAGCTGGGCTTCGTTACCATAAGGTACAAGATAGGCAGATCCTAACACTCCGATATCAAGGCCCAATGTACTAGCCTGGACGCAAGCCTTGGCTATCGAAGTGATTGAGCAGTTCTTTAAGTTCTCATTCATTTTGATTTGCATGATAATGTTACGGAGGAATCTTTCTTTATGGATATTGCTGGGCAGTAAGCCGAACAACTCATCTCTTTTAGATTCCAACCATGTTTCAATTGTAACCGGGACAGAAGATTCCGTCATGGTTTGTCCTTTCTGGGGCACCATTTCATTTGTCTATAACTCGTAGTAGGTACCGTGTATTCTCTACGGTCATATTTGTAGTAAGTTACAGTACCACTGGCAGCTTTACCTTCTTCTGCGTCTGAAAGATTTGAAAGTATTTTTGCTTTAAGTTCTGCTTCTTTGCGTCTAGCTGTAGAAAGTTCCTCTTTGGCAGTCAACCAAGACTGAACCATTATATCAGGCATCTCCACACTTTTCTTGGGGACACGAATCACCTTCTTGATCGTGTCTATTTTAGGGGCTGTCTCTGTTGGTGCAACTCCTTCCATGACATTTTTATTCCAGAATTCTGCTACCCTATCAATGATCTCCTTTGTTTGTTCTTCGTATTCAGTTGTTTTTATTTCATACATCTTTAAAGTAAATCCTCGATCACCAAATAATACAGCAACGTGTACTATATCAAGATTAGCAACCAATGCTTGCCATAAACATTGAACAAGAACATGATCAGGTACTTCGTCACTCCCTTCTTTCCCCCAGTACTGAGGCATACCAGTAGTTTTAGCCTCAATAGCACATCGGGATTCGATCTTTCCATCAACCCACGCTGTAAACATGAAGTCTAAATTAGCATGGGCTGGTAGAATTATCCCACTAGAACTTTCTAATGTTTTAGTACGTCTTACATTAACACTAGACCAAGTGAATTCAGGACTTATTCTCTTTATTGCCCAGTCAATGACGGCAGGCTCAAGCATGTGGCCCGCTTCCATCGCTACAGTTGTTTGGTTTTCCATTGAGTGTGTCTTCTCAAGGAATACATCGGCAGCAGATTTGAAGGGTGATATTCCTAAGATCGCAGGGATATCTGATCCACCTACTGATCGTTGCCTTGCCGTTCTCTGCTTCTCAGTTAAAGCCATCGCTAATCCAATCTATTAATGTTCTGTTCAATGTAACCAACTGAATCAGAAAGATCCTCACTCATCCATTCTTCAATGCTATAGAGCAGATCATCCAAGGTGATCCCAAATCCCTCTGATATTTTTCTTAATGCTTTTGCACTAGGAGTATTCTTCATATCAAGCCAGTTTTTTAATGTCGCTCGACTTACATTATTCTCTTTAAGAAAATCAGCAGCAGATTTCCCTGTCTTATCTAGGTGTATATTAAAAGGATGTAGTTGTCTATGTACCAATCTTGCCAGCATTTGGTTAGGTGTCTCTCCTTTCTTTGCTACTATTCTTAATGTTTTCTTACTAGCATGGCTTACGGTTTCCATATTGTACTCCAAACACTTAACATATAACTCAGCAGGGTTTACCCCTAATGCCTTTGCTAATTTATATACAGTTTCAGGAAGTGGGTTACGTTTTTGGATTTCTATGTAGTGAATGCCTATCCAAGTAAGACCTGTTTTAGCAGATAATGACCGTAAAGTATAGCCTTTCAGTAATCTTAATTTTCTAATAGGATGGAAAGCAGAGCGAACCACACAGGCAAGGTCGCCTAATGTGATCCGCTCTCCCTTAGAAAGATTCACCAGATACCTGGAGAAGATCTTTGAGCAATCTTCAATTGAAATACTAGATCATCTGAATTTTTTACTAATACTTTCTGTACTTTGTGACCTTCTTCTGCTCTCTTTGCATTAGATTTTCTGTTAAGATCCTTAAGCAGATTCTTCTTGGTTGTATAGTATTCAATACTATGATCATGTTCGTATATTAATTTCCATATTGTCATTTAATCTTTCTCCTTTTAGTTGACTGGCTTCCATTTTTCGGTTACGGCGGATCGGCATTCGATCCTGGTACACCCAGAGTCAGCCATGGCCCAATCCTCTAGAGGTTCTATAGAGAAATGGTCTCCCCAAATAACTCCTCTAAAATATTCATACCCATCATCGTCAAGTACTCTCCAGAATTCTCTGTTCTGGTCTCCGATAGTTTCTTCGGAAAATAAGTTCACACCTGTTCCTATCTCTTTGCGAGCATTGATATCAAGTCCGTCTGCAACAAGGTTGTCAAGTTCTGCTCCAGTGATTCTCCAACCGTAGGCGAACGCTGGGTCTGAGTTTTGTTCTGTCATTTATAGTCCTTCCGGATCTGTTTGATCCATGATAGCATGTATCTTAGTCATTATTACTCTCTCTGATGAACGCTGTATGGATATCATTGAATCTAATTCATCTTTCAATTTATCTATGTCTTTCTTTAGATTTTTAGTACCACTCGACCTCCACTTGTCTAATGTCTTTAGTTCTTTAAAGATAGCTAATGCTTTCTCATACAGAATTTCGTTCGGTACGTATTCCATTACTGTTCTTCTTTCATTGCACATGAGAGTAGTTCTTCACCACTGCTGTCTATTGGCATTTCACTTACCCTGTCCCAATCATCTCCTATCAATGCTTCAAGTTGTTCAGATTTAATATTAAATCTATCTCTCAATTTATCTGCTTGTATAAATAACAAGGTATGAGTTTCACTTTGTTCTTTTATTAGTTCTTTTAATGTCTTTTGTAGCGCATACCCTCTCTCTGATTGAGTCTGTACCATTTCAGCTAACAATTCTAGCTGAACACCAAGTTCTTTCCATTCTCTATAAGCAACGAGTTTCCAGTGCAGTCTCACTTTGCTCATTCTTTCTTCTTCTTCACTCATTGTTACTCCTCCGAGTATGTTCCATCGTATGGGTTTGGCTCATATGGTTCTGGTCCAGGCTCATAGACAGCTGGGTCGTATGGGTACTCTCCAAGCTCCTCCTTCTCCTTGAGTAGCTTGGCGTACCTTTCCGTCGCTGGGTATTCTTGAAGTCCTCTTCTTTTAAATTCGAATTCTTCTTTGAGTTCCACTGGATTCTCCTTCTCTTTTTCTTTTTTAAAATGTTTCTCTACAGTAGATATCATATCCATTATCCAATTAAAGGGCAGACCCAGTTCTATAGGATCCATCTCTTCTCTCTTTAGATATTCCATTACCATTTCATGCGTGCTTAACCAGTTCTTTTTCCATTCCAGCATTGATTTCTTTCTATTAATTTAATTTTACATAGAACCTAAAGTCTTTGAGATCCATTTCCCTTCCTGATTTCTCTACGATATATAAGAATGAATCGTCTACCAATTCTCCTAGTAAATTGTAAAGAGATTTCTGTACTTGAATTAAAGTCTTTCTAAAGTTCTGTAATCTCATACTCTTATGCATTATTCTGTTACTGAAATCACACCTCCATTCGTTTTTAAATCCATCCTCGTCTATTAATTCAAGGACATCTTGTAAGTGAAAGAATGCTTCAGTCAAACTCTCAGTCATTTCATTTAATGTTTTTTCTTTTAGCATCCATTTGTTATCAGTTTCGATTAAGTTCATAGCAGATCTTTTAAGCATTCTAATTAAATTCTCCTGCTCATCCAGGCTCATTGAATTAGATTCTAAATCCAATGCAATACTTTCAAGTTCTTCTGATTTTAATTCTCTATAGCTTTTACCTTTGTGATTCCCGATAGGTACATTCCGATTCATAGTCTTCCATTCCTCTCATAGTTTCTTCTTGTCTATAATCTTTTGATTCCTCTTCAGCAAGTTTCTCTTTTTCAGATCTTTTTTGGAAACATTTCATGCATTCAAAGTTATCTCTGTTAGCTATGGTAGCAAACATAGTTACTATTACTTCTGCTGCTGCGTTGGCTTTAGTGTTGCATGTCTTACACTTCAGTGGTTGCATCTTCATTTTCTCCTTGTACTTCTTTAAGAAAATCTTCTACTGTTTTAATGCCACCCTTCATTTCATTATGAACTAACAGCTTTGCCGCAATCGCTGTTGTTAATTGATATGTAAGTACTGCATGGTTTTGCAATAATTGCCCAATCAACTCCTCGATGGGTAGCTCCTTGGATATGGCTTCCTTTGAATTGTTTTCACTTGTCATTTAATTTCTCCGTTAATTTTTGAACTATTTTTTTAGACTCAGCAATAGAAGTAATGCTGTAATCTTTCCCTGCTTTTGTTGCTTTCTCTAGTGATTTCTTGATCATGTCTAACGCTTTTCCTGCTCGTTGCCCTGCATAGATAAGCCAATCCTTCTTATCTTTAAGTATACTGCTCCAGCCTCGGAGATATTCTATGGTGTTCTTATTGTTTTTTATGTCTACGAGTCCTAGCTCTGCCATGATAGCAGCCGCTCCCATTTCAGCGACAAGCTCTTCTTGAGAGTATTTTTCTTTATCTCTTCCGTGTCCTTTCTTTATTCTTTTGAGTCTCGTGGAGTGTCCGGTACTGTGTACTGTTTCATGCGCCGCTGTTGCAGCATATCCAATACCGTTTTTAAAATACTTTATATCTGGTAGGTATATATGATCATGGGATGGACTATAGTAAGCCTCTTGTCCTTTAGTATAGAAATCAATTTTGTATTCATTAAGATACGCATTTATAAAATCATGTATAATTTTTACTTCATCTGTTTCTTTATTTGTATCATATGTTTTCCCGCCTGTCTCTTTGAACTGCTCTTGAGGGAACTCTTTCCAGTCTATTTGTTCTGAATTGAATACATTCCACACTATTGGAATGAAAATCTCATGTGTTTTTCCTGTATTTAGATCTTCATTTGTTATTGGTTTCCATGCTATTATCTTGGTCGCCTTCTCACCCTTTATTACTGAAGGTCTTTTAGATCCCTCTGTATCTTCAGGGCACATAAGCCTACACCT